CGCCGGGATCGGCGCGCCTTCGGTCGATGCCATGACATCGAGGTCGGCGAGCCGCGGGCCCTCAACGCTGCGCATCCGTTGCTCGGCGCTGCTGCTTCCGCTGCCGATCAGCGCGCGATCGATGAAGTTTCCCGCCAGCGCGCCCGCCACCCGCCCGGCGATCGCACCCACCGGGCCGAACACCGAACCGACCGCGCCGCCGGCGACCGAGAGAACGAGTGCGGCCATCAGTCCGATACTCCGGGGAAAGCGAAGACGTATGCGATCCGCCTGCGCCACCATGGCGCGATCGCGACCTCGCAGACCGACGCGCCGTCATGGGCGTGGATCATCCGGCCCTCGCCGCTGACGATGGCCGCGTGCTTGGCGACGAAACCGTCGCGCCAGCGAAACAGCAGCACGTCGCCGGGCGAATAACCGTCGGCTTCGACAGCGACCAGATGACGGAAGCCGACGCCCGCGAGCGTCTCCTCCCCGGTCGCCTCCGCCCAATCCCGCGCATAGGCGCGCATCGGTTCGGGCTCGTCGCCGATCAGGCCGCGCCAGACGCCGCGAACGAGGCCGAGGCAATCGCAGCCGACGCCTTTGACGGAAGCCTGATGGCGATAGCGCGTGCCGATCCAGCTTCGCGCCTCGTCAACGATCTGCGCGCGCGTGATCGACATAAGCGACTCAATGATGATGTGAGGGAAAAGATCTATCGTCGCGGCCGTGACTAGCCCTGCAATGAGCCACCATCGTTGCCAGGCGTGCCCGATGTCGGATAGCTGATGACGAAGTCGTTGCCGGGGATATGCGGAAATCCTCGGAAGTTGACCGAATTGCCGAACACATCGCGGCAGGTGGCGAACTGCTTGTCGCAACCGGCTGCAATCGTGAAGGCATCGCCGTCCACGACCGGCTCCGGCATCGCGCGCCACAGCGACAGCCGCACGCCGTTCCCGGTCAGGCGATGGTCCTTGATTTCGATCGACAGACCCTCGTTTGCGCCGCTGGCCCAGGTCAGACGTCCAGCCGTGAACAGTCCTTCCCCGAAAGCATCAAGACCTGCCGCAAAGAAAATCGACGTACCGGCGAGTTGCGACACGGTGCCCGCGCCGTGAAAGCCAGCTGAAGCGAGATTGAACTTGCAGCGTTGATCGCCGAGATCGGCGTTGCACTTGCCGGTGTAAAGACGGCCGCTGTCCTGTGCGAGGCTGTCAGCGAGACCGCGCAGCTCGGCGCTGAAAGCCTGCCCCTCGCGCTTGACCTCGCCGAGCGAGCCGCGTGCGGTGAGAACGCGCAGCGAGACATCGCTCCAGTCCACCAGCCAGGTTTCGATCTGCGCCGCATCGTATCGTCCGCCGGCCAGATCGTGCGCACTAAGCGCCTGATCGTCGAATGCGCCTGCAATCTCGCTGCCGTCGATCGACAGATCGAACCGGCTGGTCGCTTCCGATCCGGTGAAACCGGTGCCTGCGCGATACGTCACCCCGGCGAACACCAGATCGTCGTCGTGATCGGTGAAACCAAGCACCGCACCATCGCGGCGAAGGATTCTCCAGCAATGGGCGAGCGTGGTCACGCCCGCATCGAGCTTGTCCTGAAGTGCGGGCGGGATCGATCTCATGGCTTGATCTCCACCAGCGGAATTTTCGGAATTGCTCCGGCCTCGAATGCCGACAGATCGACCTCGAGATATTCGGTATCGAACCGCACCGGCACGTCGAAGAGAAAGCCTGCGGTCACGCTCACACCAACCGAAGGCACATGACCCTCGAGAAACGTCACGAGGCCCGTGATCGGATCGCAGATGAATGCTTCGCCGTCTTCGAACTCGACGCCACTCACCGCAACACGCACCGAACCACCCACCGGCTTCACGACCGGACGCTGATAGACGGCATAGGCGCCGCCATAGGATTTCGTGAGCTGAAACTGCGTGCGCACGCCGTCGCCAGTGCCGATGACCTGATCGAATGGCGCGATCGCCGACGATGGTTGCGCCGAGGAATGATCGAGCCGGTCACGCCAGCGAAAGCCGTGCAACTGACCCCGGCGCTCCTCGAAAAAAGCGACCACCGTCTGGAGCGCGTCGAATGTCTTGACACCGTAGCCCGCGTCGAAACGCCGGCGCGAATGCGCCCAGCGCGCGTTGCGCTCCTCGCGGCCCGAGCCGAACGTGACGATCTCGGTGCGCCGCTCCGGCCCGCCCGCGCTTCGCAGCGCGATGTCGAGCGGAAACAGCACTTCGTGAAACGCTGCCGTCATCGCTGCGCTCCTTTATGGGCGTTGTCTGATCGCAAAACCGGCTTCCAATTCTTGCGGACGACGCTAGAGACTCCGCTGACCTCGCGCGACCGCGCGCGCGATCTGACCGGCGATGTAGGTTTCCGAACGACGGAAGCTGTCGGCATCCGGCGTTGCGATGTTGACGACGATACTGCCGCCGCCTGCGCTCGCCGCCACGCCAAGCCGTCCATCGGGTCCGCGCCGCAACGGCATGATCGCTTCGGGACCCGCCTCGCCCGCGAGCCCGACGCTGCCGCCGAGCGGAAAGTACGTCGGCGATCCGATCACGCCGCCGCTCGCGAATGGTTTGACGCTGCCGCTGATCCCGCCGGTGATGCTGCCGACCAGCGATCCGATCCCGGATGAGACGATTCCTTCGAGCGGCTTGAAGGCGAGTTTGACGGCAAGATCGGATGCCTTCAATGTCAGCGACCTGAGAACGTCGTCGAACTGCTTGCCGCTGGTGATCGACGTCGCGAACGCGCGCGTGATAGTTGATGCGAAACTGCCGGCAACCCGCGACAGTTCGCGCGTCGTTCCCGAGAGCCTGTCGAACACCCGGCTGGTGTCTTCGCCGCTCCTCACGAGATCGGTATCGTCAGCCATGATTGCTCTTTCGTGTGTCGGGAAACTGCGTCATCAGATCGTTCAGCGCATCGCGCGCGATCGGCTCGAGCGAATGTCCTCTCACCGCACGAATGGCGTGGGCCAGTTCGCGCGGCGTCATCGACCAGAAGGCTTGCGGCGACAACCGCAGCACACCGAACCCGAAGCGCATCGCATCGGCCCAGGGAAACGGCGTGAGTTCAGCCACGTCATGTACCCTCGAACGTCGCAGTGATCAGCGCGGCGGCGATACGCACATAGCCGGCAGCGCCGCCATCGATCGCCATCGCGGCCACATCGTCATCAGTCACCGGCTCACCCGCGCCACGCAACCCTGCGGCGATGATCCGGATCAGATCGCGCGCGGACAGCCGCCCGGTGCCGAAGCGTTCCGCCAATGCCGCTAAATCGCTGGCGCCGAATGCGGCTTCGAGTTCCGCAAGTGCTCCGAGTGTCAGCACCAGGCGGCGCTGCTTGCCGCCGACGTCCGCATCGATCTCGCCGCGATATCGATTCGCCATCGTTCTTCCCGTGTCAGAGCGCCGTGAACGACAACGCGCCGGCGGATTCGAACGACAGCTCGAACGTCACCTCGCCGTTGTGCTCGCCGGAAAACTCGAAAGCCGCGATCTGAAATAGCCCTTCGAGCGTGCCGAAATCCGGCACGATCACCTGGCAGTTTTTCACCACTCCATCGAAGAACGCCTGCCGCACCAGCGCATCGGAGGCTGCATCGCGAAACAGTCCGCGTCCCGAGATCGACGCACGCTTGATGCCTGCGCCTTCCAGCAGTTCGCGCCATCGCCCGGCGGATTCGGCGTGGGTGACATCCACGGTTTCCGCATTGAATGCGATCTTGCGGCTGCGAAGCCCGGCGACGGCGACGAAGCCTGTGCCGTCGTGCATCTTCAGCAGCAGATCCTTACCCTTCTGAGCGCTCATGATGTCTCCTGATCAAATGTTCGGTTCGGTCAGCGCGCGAAAACGCACCAGCGCATGATAGGTGCGGCCATCGGACTCGCGGCGAATGTCGGCAATCGTGAAGCGCATGTTCACCAGACGATGCTCGGGCAGATCCAGCGGCGCATCGTCGAGCGCCTGGAGCAGCGTGCCCGCGATCACATGCGCCTCGCGGTGGCCGCCCTTGCGCGACCAGGCATGCAGCGTGAGCTGATGCTCCTGCAACGCGCCGCCATCGGCGGAGGCATCGCTCAGTCGCGCTTCGCCGAGCGTCACGTATGGAAAAGCGACGTCGCGCGCCGGCTCGTCATAAATGTGTTGTCCGCCGAGTGCGGCCGTCAGCGCGCCATCGGCGCGCAATGCATCGTAAACGGCAGCGCGAAGCGCTACGTGAGCCGCAGTCATCACGAAATCCTCTGAATAAGCCCTCATGCTGAGGAGGCCCGCAGGGCCGTCTCGAAGCACGAGGGCGTGTTGCAAGCCATCCTTCGAGACGCGCGCGATGCGCGCTCCTCAGGATGACGTTCGGGAAAATCAGTCGATGCGGCGCTCGGCGGCGATCTCGATGAAGCGACGGTCGGCGCTCTCGCGGAAACCCGCGATGCGATAGATGCGCCCGCCCTCGCTCAGACGATGACGCAACGTCAGCTCCAGCGGCGCGCGCACCAGAATACGGAACCGCTGCACCGCTCCGCTGGCATCCGCCTCGATGCGCTCGGCTTCTGCAGCAAGCGGAATGATCGCGGCCCGCACGGTCGCGACGCTCGCATAGGTGCGGACCTCGCCGCCCTGATCGTCCGGCTCGCCGAGCGGCGCCTCGACGGCGACGCGCCAGCGTAACTCTCCGGCGCCGGTCACAGCGACAACACCCGGAACGAACCGATGATGGCATTGACCGATGGCGGCAACACCGGGACCGCCTGCCCGATCGCGACCTGGCCGCGATTGTCGTACCAATGCGCCGCCAGCATGCGGATGGCATGGCGCAGCGCATCCGGCACATCGGTTGCAAGCAGCCCGTAGCCGAGCTGCACGTCGAGTTCGATGCCGGCACTCGCACGCCCCGGCTGCGGCAACGCCCATGCAGGCGATGCGATCGCGCCGTTCGCCTTGTCGAGAACGAAAGCCGCCGTTTCGATAGCCGAGGCATTGCCCAGCACATCGAACATCCGCGCCGCGATCAGCGCGCGCAACGGCCCGGTTCGCAATGTCAACTTTCCATCTGTCGGCCACGCATCGCGCACGAAGCGCCAGGTCTGCGCGATCAGCGCGCGCCGCGTCAGCGCCTCCACATGTCCCCTCGCAGCCGCGATCAACGCCGCGATCACCGCATCGTCGTCGTCGTGATCGACGCGCAGATAGGCTTTCGCCTCAGTGACACTGACAGGCTCGAGCGCAGGCGCGCTCAACAGGATCGCGGCCAT